ACCCACCCATCCTCCGTCTTGCTCTAACAACTCTTTCCTGAACTACACTGCGCTCTATTTCGTCTAACTGAGAACGCATAATCTGAATATACTTATCTGTTTCTTCATCCAGTACTGCTCTTGCATCCTTGTTCGATAACTTAGCCAGAGTATTGAACCTATCAATGGCTAAGCTTTCTGTCATAGGCATGGTACCGTTATTAAATTCAGTGGGCATACCACCGGCGGGGGATGCTAATTTTCGTCTTTCTGTATTGAACTGTCCATACAGACCAAGAATCGTAATGAGTTCTTGTTCTATACCCTTTAGAATCTGGAACTGCATGGAGAAGTCTTTTTCACCATACTTTCCAGATGCGCTTACAACTGTGGTGTAGCGCTCCAATAGGTCTATTATGTTACGAACTTCTTGTGCATTTGTTCGTAAAGACCCAGAAAATCCTTTACCGAAGCCTTCTTGCAACTTCGCAGAAAATTTCTCGATCTCTCCACCAGCACCTTTCAGGTCTGCTGTGAGCATTGTAAGTGCTGTTGTTATTTCTGAAACTCTTTTTTGTATGTCCATTATTCAATCTCTGATTCATCAAGAACTAGGGTAAATGTATCTTCGTGTCCACCTTTCTTTTTAAACACCTTACCAAACCAATTGTCTATGTCTTCTGCTGTACCATACCATATCATTTCATCTGGTGGTCTTTTCTCACTTGGAACTTCTTTATATGAATCCAGCTGAATTCTTTTTCTGATTACATATGATATAGTCCAAGGTAATTCATCTGCTGGCGGTAAGTTTTCGTGCAACGGGATGTTACTATTAGAAATAACTGACCAAGCAGATGCAAGCCCGTTGCTCCGCGCTATTTTTTTAGGGCGTCTATTCCAAGTTCCAGACTCTTGTAGGCATTAGTAAGAATTTCTCTGGCACTAGAATGTAAATTTTCATAGTCTTCTATTGTGGAAAAAACTCTTTCCATATATTCGTTTGTCTTATATGTATTGAGGAATATACACATATCATAGAAGCCGGTCTGCATTTCCTCCACACATAATCTATTAATAACTTCATTTTCATAAATTTTATAAAGTTCTTCAAAAGAAAGTTTTGATAATCTATCTTCTTCTCTTTTACGCATCTTTTCTACTTCAATACTTATTGCATCTTTGAACCTCTTTGGATAGTTATCAACAGCTAATTGATATTTTTCCCACACCTCTTGCGGTGCATTTGTTTTGGGTTCTTTTGGTTCAGGAACACGTACATTTTTTGCAGCTATCTCTACAAGGTCTTGTGCTTGCAAAATAAGTATACCTTGAACAACAATCGTAGAACTTTCGAAGAATTCATCCATACCTGCGAGGAATGATAATCTTTTATCACTACCTTCTGTTCTTAGTTCTTTCCTTAACAAAGCCGCCTTTCTAAAACCATGTGTCTTCGCCCTGTTTATATCAGAATCTCCACCTAACCTTATGTACACAGTAACCGAATTTCCGGTAAGTGTGTCTTCTATAGTAACAGGTTTATTCCATTTGAATAAAACTGAAATATCTACATCATTCTTTTCTATGTCTCTCATCTTATGCCTCACCTAAAAAGATAGGGGTTATAGTATACACTTGGTGCATACCATAACCCCTTTGTTAACCCTTTGTAAATTGTACTGACTAAATTTATTAGGCTTTTGCACCCTTATAAATCTTCAGTTCACCAGTCTTAGACTTAATATCAAATGTCTGTTGTGCATTGGAGTTGACATTGGAAGTAAAGCCTTCGCTAGTTACAACAAGTTCAGGAACATACAATGTCTTTACGACAGTATACGGAACGGTCTTATCAGCAGGGTCTTGAATCTTGATTTCAAGGTCAAGTCCACTAGCAGTAAAGTCGGAAACTCCAAACTCTGTTATACCGGAGGGATTGATCGAACCAGTAGTTAACAAAGCAATGAGTTCTGTATCCGTATCCAATACAGTAATTGTACCAGTAACAGACGGAATCTGTGATTGGTAGCCAACGATTTCTCTATTACCCATTTCACGAACAGTTTCGGGGTTGAACGCACCATTTAAGGTTACGGACTGAACTCTCGAAATGTTCCCAGCAGAAATGAGTACGGGAATATCCATACCACGAACCGCGGCAGGAATCGTTGTATCATTAGTATCAGACCAGTTAGCACCAGTCGGTATTGCCTGATAAACTACAATCAGTTGAGATGCACGAGAATCAAATGTGGTTACTGTAGTACCAGAAATCGAATATTCTCCGGTTTCATCGGCAGTAACAACCTCTGTTAGATATACACCATCCAAAATCGCAGATAACAAGTATTCACCGCTTTTTAACTGAACGGGTGTCTCAGCCAAAGAAAAAGATGTGGTGCCAGTGTCGAATTTCTCGACAACAACATCATTCTTGAACCATCTTTTCTTTGTACCAATTATTGTATATTCTTCTGTGGCTTCACCATCAACGGAGTAAGAGAAAGAGAAATCTCTTACAACGCACTGACGAGCATGAGCCATTTTTATATAGTCCTCAGCAGTATCGTCTTTAACATTTACTACGATATCAACATCCTTCAATTCAGTGATGCTAACACCACTGGCAGGATAAGAAGCATAATCGTAACCAGTCATAATCGCGAATGCCTTCGCTGAAACATCCATCATCTGGAATGTCACAGTAATCGAAGGAATATCTTCAACTGTACCGGCGTGAAGTCTATTCAGTCTGTTACTTGTTGACCCTTTCGGGCGGACAGTCATTTCCGCTGTCTCTGCACCTTTATTTATACGTGCAGTTCAGAACATGTCATCACCTATTAAGGTGCTTCTTGCTTTGTATCAATTTTATACTTCATACAATCTGGTACATATGGTTTGATGATTTCTATAAATCTTCTCGCATCATCCCCAAAAATAGAAATTACTGGATATAGTTTTTCACTATTTCTAGAATAATATACTTTAAAATCCAAATCCCATTTATGCTTAAGTACATTACGAAGTAGTTCTATTTCTGTGTCAGAAAAAGAGCATGTTGCTATTTTTATTCCTCGGAATTTTAAGTGTCCTTTAGTTCCATCTGCTCTTTTATATCTGTTTCGGACAATGCTTCCATCATCCATATACCAAATTGCCAGCCCAAGCTCGTCTAGGTAACTCAGTGTTGATAAATTTAATGTTTTTTTGCCATCTTTGTATAGTTTTCTAAGTCTAGTGCAAAAAGGATGAACTTTTGTTTGGAATGCTACACAAGTATATGGTTTATTTTTAAACATTCTATTTATTATTATCGGTTTTGTTGCAAAGCCTTCGAACAAATCGGATTTCCAAGTTGCATACTCTATCTGTTTAATACTATGCTGAATTTTTAGATAGTTATTGCTATTTTTTGTTTGCTCTTTTGGTATACAACCATCGCCTAGATACGAGCCTATTATAATACTATTTAATTTTTTTGGATTCATCTTTCGGATGTTCCTTTCAATAAAATTGATACTGTTCGTTGAACCCGGCGTTTAAGCCTCGGCTGCAAGTTATCCTGTCGGACTTTCTTGCAATTCAAGAAGTTTGATCTGGGCTATAGATTAACCCAGCTCATCGATGTCAGTCGATGGTCTGTCTGCGTTAAAGGTAAGTCTTTGAACTCTCGGAAGAACCAAGGCGTCCTTTTCACCTACCACTTTAACTTGAACAGCTTTAGACGGAATCGCTATTCGTTTTGCCATTATGTAAAACCTCCTAAATGAACGGTTGGTAATCCGTTACAAATCTTACAGTTACTCTCCAGTATAATTTCTCAATTAATTCTGGAAAAACTCTTGTTGGTGTTGCTGTAATACTTCCAGTCCCTATGATAAGAGAACCAAGCTGAGATGGTGATACTACCGGAGGAAACCCTTCATTATAATCATAAACGGTTATAGGCACTGTCTCTAAACTATCTAGTAGCGTAGACAGCATAGTATCTCGTTGTGCCTTTGTATCTCCATAAATATCTACAATCCACAATCTTAGTCTCTTACCAATTCTATTTCCCAGTTCCCTTGGTCGAATGTATATTTGATCAGATTCAACAGATATTGAGGGTAGAACTAAATCTTCTCCCAAGGGAAACCCATCCTTAATTGTTATAGAAGGATATCCTAAAAAGACATCCTTTACATAGTAAAACATACTTAAATCTTGTATTCTATCTAAGTGCATTGTCATATTACTTCACCTGCATATGTTGAGGGTAGAGCTACACCAATTCTTCCGGTTTTTGTTAAGTAGATATAATAGTTTTCAGAACCCATTGTAAATTGATCTAAAACATCGAAAGGTTGATATCCCTCTGGATCATCTAGGAATTTCATAAGTGCCCGCTCTACAGCATTTCCAGCAATATTTTGTAGTTTATTATAGGCTGAAATCATCAACTCTGTGCAACGATCTTGGGCCTTTCTTCTAAAGTTTGTTGCAGGACTTTGCGGAAAAGCATTCATCTTTCCTTCATTCCCTACATCTAACCAGTGCCAATATGGTGCTAAACTCCCCCAAGCTCTCATTCTCAGATTTATAGTAAAATCATATTTTGTATCATCAGGCCAGATGCTGTATTGCCAGTATTGCGCTTTTTCTTTTCTGGTTAACGTACTTCCGGTTGTTTTTGCCAACTGAGCGCGAGCAGCATCTACTCCTTCTCTGAAATCCTCTTGTGTACCAAGAACATTTTCTAGATTGAATTGCAATTCCAGGTTATCTTCATTGACAGAAAATAACATTGGGCTATGCTTACTCTTTTCTATGGCTTGTCTAATATCTGCGTAATATGCTCCGAGTCTATTATACTCGTTGCTTGTTGTTATAGCAGTTTCTATTTCTTCCAACAGAATGTTGATAAACAAATCCCTATTATCCCTGATGACAGCAACAATTGATGAGTATCTAAAACCTTCTTTCTGCTCATTTAACTTATTACGCCATTCCTCAGCATTTCTGGTGAGAAGTCTTAGATAGATTTCATCCATTATTTCATTACAAGCCCTTCGATGTCACCAAAGAATACACGCAATAATGATCTTGTATAATCATTCATGCCATCAAGGACTACTTTTCTAATTATAGCATATTCATCGGTATCTTTAGGAAAGTGCATTTCTATATCCGCTAACATGATAGCGATAAACTTATTTTTCTTTTTTTCAGTAAAACTTAAAGTATCTACTAAATCCAAACCTTCAATAACTACGTCGCTCATCTTACCTCTCCTGTTCTTTTAATATAATAATAAGCCTATTAATGTCTTGAACTCCACGAGGATTAACACTTTCTGCTAAATAGATACGACCATCAACTTCATAATATGAAGCATTGTCAACAGCATTTGAATTTAATACTGTATACTTTATTTGAATAGTTGTATCGCCTTTATAGATATCTCCAGCAGACTGCATCCAAGGTATGTCCAGAGGCCCATGTCTTACGTGGGCTAATACTTCATAACCTGAAACTGTATCTATCCAATGTTTCCCCTCGCAGGTAACACAGAATGGATTTGTAGACAGGTTTGTAACGGGGTCTAAAAAGCACCCCGAAGCTGTACAAGCAACACCAGAGACAGTAACATAGATTGTTATATCCCTACCTATTGCTTCTCTTATTGCGTCGATTGTATCGACTGTATCTGAAGGCCAGTATATGCTCATATTGAAGACTTTATAACCTTGTCAAATTGTTTTCCAATTTCAGACCAATCATATTTTTCTTCCTGAGTCTTATCAAAACCTATTTGGGCAATCTTAGCTAGTTGTTCCCCACCATGCTTCCAGTCATCATATGCCCACTCTAACTTAGCCGCAATATCCCTATAGTCACCTGCATATCCAAGAGTATTTATTCTCTCAATCATGTGAGGAGTTTTGGCATCATAGAATAAAGCACCGTCACCCCAGATTTCTGGGAGGACTGAGTTATTCGGAAGTAATTGAGGTTTACCAGTGGCGGCATGTTCCCAGTTCACCAATCCCCACCCCTCACCCACTGCTGTATTCAAACCAATGTCAGTAGCATTATAAATGAGGTTCAAGTAGGTGACTGGAACGGACGGTACTCTATTTGTTGCCGATGTAAGAATAGTCTTATCAGCAAAACCATATCTTTCTGCCAGCTCTGCGATATTGAAACCCATGTCGGTAACACCCATATGTAAGTATAACTTTACATCCGGCTTGTTCTTCTGGAATTCCCTAAATGCCCACATGGTAATATCCATACGCTTTCTGGGCTGATTTCTATTACCGTTCAGCACAATAAAGCTATTCATAAACTCATCCGCACGATCATTTGGATAGAGTTGCTTTCTAGCAGATTCCTTATCAATTGGGAAGAACTTATTTTTATCAATACCGTGAGGTATAACATTTACTTTATCTATGTTAATAAACTTTGCACCAGTCTGTTTGATAACATCTTTAGCAAAGTTCGTATATACACATACATTATTTACCATCCAGAATTTATCGTAGAAGGACTTACTATGTTCCTTAGCATCTACTGGAAAGTAAACAATAATAGGGGGTCTTTTATCCATGCTCTCAATAGATGCTAAATATTGAGAAATGATCCAAGGATCATTCAACATGAAAATGAAGTCCGGCTTTAATGCTTGAACCAGCATAGGGAACCTTTCAAACCCATATAGGTCGCCCTGGTTCTGCTTTGCTGGATATATCTTATAAGGATATTCATGAGGATCACCAAAATAGTTGATACCTAGAAAATGAATATCATAATCTTCCGTAGGAAGATTGTCTAGAATCGAATGATTTACTCTTGCAAACCCTGTAGCAGCTACAGCGTCTCCTACCCAAAGCCCTTTTAATTTTTCCATTCCTTTACCTCATATTATCTTTCGATTGAATTGTTTTTATACCCAGGAAGATGAGACTTCATGGGAAATGCTAACTTCTTTACAGGGGGGAGAAGAAGAGAACGAAGTTCATCCCAATCTCTTTGGATTCCTTCTCTCTTGCCTCTCCCGCCCTCTACATTGGAGTATGAAATTTCTGCATCACGCCAAGCACCAATTTTCCAGGACATGTTTTCCAAGTCTCCGGATTTAACTACAATTGCAGCCATGAGGACTATCGGTCTAACATCCCCAGGCTCAATTACAGGTGGTTCTGGAAGCACAAAGCTCGATGTCGGATTTCTATATACTAAATCATTGTCATCAATAAGGTACTTATAGTTCCACCAACGCTGTAATGTTTCCACACCTGCCAGGAGTGATACAACCAGCCATTCATCCATATACTTATATGTATCTGGGTCTGTATCCCCAATATACAGTCTAAGTCTTGGTATTAGGTACTCAACAGATACAGTAATCGTCATAATTACATCTCATAACGCAGAAGTTCTAATTCTGCGAGTCTTTTTTCTATGTGTTTAATTATCTTTTCTGACTTGTCTAAATCTCTTGCTCTATTAAGAATTCTAAGAGCGGGGGCTACATCTGTAAACCCATCCAGTTTAGATTTCAAAGTGAGGAATGGACTGTTAAGAATGTCATCAATCTCTTCATCACTTAATTGATTGGGAGAAGCCTTCTCAATTCTTTCCGCTGTGGCAGTTCTAATTAAACGTCCAGCATTGATATGAGGCTTGTTTATCTTCTGAAAAAAAGATAAAGCTTTATCAGACCAAATATCAATAAAAGATTTCTCTTCACCAGCTTGTCCTTCCAAAATTACCCCTACGGGCTTATCCGAAAAGGGGTCAAGTGCGATAACGCTTACCTTACCTAAAATCGTCTTCTCATAGCGGGCAAGGGGTTCACCCGTTTGCATTGCTGAAAAAATACTATAATCTTCCATGTTTTCTCCTTTATTTATAAGGGGGAGGGTAATTCCTCCCCCTTATTTTAAATAAACTTACGCAGTTACGTTGTCGAGTACGTAGATGCCCTGAGCGTTGTCTATAATCATACCGAATTGCTGGTATAATTCCAGGAACCATTGGGGCGGGGTGGGATTCCACATATGTTAACTTTATATCTCTATAAAGGTCGGACTATATCTTCACCCAAATCTTGGGGTCTAGCATGTAGTCTCTGAGGATAATCTGGCTTTTTTAGTTATTTTATATCAGAGAAAAGTTTCATTTCTTTCTCTGTGTATGTGTAATTATTTCCGGTTTCTTTTCTACTGTTTATCCACTCTAGAAGAAGTACTGCTTGTTCTTTCTTATGACCATGTAGTTCCTGAATAAGATACGGAAGTAGTACTTCCATTCTTTTGAAACCTTTCACTACTAAGGTCTTAGCAATACCGTTTTTAGTTACTTTCTGTGTTATATAACTTCCTATCTCTAGTGAAGTCAGTATTTCTTTTGCATCTTCTATGAGAGAATGGTCTGTATTTGTTAGTTGTAAAAGTGGTGTATATATTACTCTTTCTCTACCCATCTTTTGTTTACTTAGTGTTACAGAACCATCACCGTTTATAAATCCACACAACCAAGCCAAATTCTTTCCTGCTGATTTTCCAATATTATCCATTTTTACCTCGTCAGTAGAATAATCTCTAAGGATGTTCCAGCATATAGCTAAATTTTACATTCTGTATCTCTACAGAAGGACACGAATTGACACCTAAGTAGTTACGTTATCTAAAACGTAGATACCTTGTGCATTATCAATTATAAGACCAAACTGTTGATAAAGCTCCAGGAACCACTGCGGAGGCGTCACAGCCATGTCATCCCACTGCTTCCACTTTACATCACCATAAGTGATGAACTCACCGACATTCTCACCGATAATAATAATCTTATCAGTAGGAATCATGTTTTGGTGGTCGTCGGGGTTGTTATAGATATTATCTACAGCAACGATAGGTACACCGTAAAACTTGCCCAGCTTGCCAGTATTGCGAATTTCGTCAATAGCGGTTTGCGAGCCAGCAACATTCGTACCATCAGTCCAGAAGGCACCAAACTTAGTAATCGGGGTTACAACCGATCTAGCACCAATAATAACCTTAGCACCGGATGTAGTTTGATTAATGGTATTAATCGCATTCTCCAGGACTGTATCAGAGATTGTAGTACCAACTGAAGTATAATTGCTGGGTGTATTTGCAGCAGACCATACAGTACTCAGGGCGGTAAAGACCTTAGTAAAGTAGTAGTCTCTTAACTTCGCGGCCATTTCATTTCTGATATCCTGAACAGAGCCAATCTCACCACTCTCAAGCTCCCACAGGTTATAGGTCACTTTGACGTCAGCACCGTCCAACACCCAGTTCATTCTCTCAGTAACAGTAATTTCGCTAGCTAAGTGAATAGCGCCGGGTACCAGGGTTCTAACGTTGATGCCTTTTCTAACTTTCTTCACCAGGCTATCGCCAGGCTTCAAGCTTCTAGCAGTAAGCAGTCCACCAACAAACTCACCTGTCAGGTGATTGGGTTGAACATACTCAACGATAATTTGAGCCAGAGCATCTCTTTGGGACTTATCCTTCAGCATGGATGCAATAGCTTCATTAATTTTGGTTTCGTCAGCCATTTTTTGGTACTCCTAAATTATAGTGTTCTAAAGGTCAAAGACCAAGTAGACGTATCAAACCGCTCTACAACACCAATTGTACCACTGGCGTTATAAGCAAGCATACCTGCAAACGCGGCAGTGTCGTCAGCTGTATTCAATACTTCCAGATTCGAACCAGGGACTAACATCGACGCATTATATACGAACTGACCGGAAGGAACGGTAAACACACCACGGTCAAAGGCCAAAGCCTGATAACCGGAGGGGATGGTCACGTTGTTCTGATTGCCAGGCCAGGTTAAATAAGCTGTGGCACTAAAGGGTACATTAACTGCTTGATCCCAACCACCTCTGCGTAACGAGTACGACATAGAGGGCTGAGGTACAAACATCTTAATTTGACCTTCGGCGTTAGAGTTATTAACAGGCCATGTAACGATATACTTGGCTTTCAGAGCCTCGGCGGCAGTAGCAGGTAACTTTACTCCAGGAAGGTCGGTCTTGCTACCAAAGTCATAGTTATAGCTATGGCTGGTTAACAGAACCATACGACCTTCAGTAATGTTTTCGGTTGCAACTACACCGATAATATCAGTATATTTATTGATTTCCATTTTTATTTTACTCCTCGTCCAACTTTCTAAGGAATTTAACGATATCTTTGAAACTTATTGTCTTGGAACCGGAATCTATATTCGGAATATCCGATGTAATAGACACAGACGCCTCAGACGCTTGCGTTCCTTCGCCCGTCGAAAATGCGGCTACCATCTCTTGAACGAAGAAATTTAACTGCTCATCAGACATATCTAAGAAGGCGGGCATTCTGCCTTCCAAATAAGTATCAGAGACAGAAATACCAGCGGAAGAAAACTTATCTTTTATTGATGCTTCTTTCGCTATACGTGCTTTTTCGGTCTCTACAGAAGTTTTGTACTCAACTAAAGCAGCGTATTCTTGCTTCAGAGATGCCAGTTCACTTGTAAGCGACTCTAATTCACCCTTCAGCTTGTCTACATCTTGGCTGTTGTCTTGTACTTCGTTTTCTACAGTTTCCGTAACAGGTGTTTCAATAACCTCATCCGGAGCGGTAATTTCTTCTGTAGTTTCCTTTTGTTCAACATCCATACTATCTGTCATTGTTTCTTTTTCTCCTTCATTGTAGTCTGTGGTGCCATCTGATTTAGATGACATTGCGACAACCGGAGTTCTACCCTCATATGCTGGAAGAGAAACGACGGTGGCAGCGTCCATAGAAACATTTCTGAATGTTTGGATGCCTTCATCGTCTATCTCATCATCTGTATAAGTTAATTCCCACGAAATATCTATTGGCTTTCCGTTTGCATATCGTTCTTTTAATATTTTAACATCATCTGGTCTTTCTTTGTGCCAGAGTGCCGCTAATGCAACAACGGTATTTCCTTCGACTCGCAGGTGAGACATTGCACCCAGGGGTTTTGTATTTTTGTGTCCTTCTGTTATGGTATTTTCCGCCATCTTTAAAGGCATGAATACACCAGTCTTTAACACATTAGCAAACTCTTCCCTAGGAACCCTTTGCCTATTAGCATTAGGTACATCGTCTGTAAGAATAAGCTTTAACCACGTTACGTTGGGGTTTAAAGATATTGACGCAGACGAAGCCATCTCATTTATCTCTAACTCATTCTCTATTAATTTTACACTATTAGCCTGTAAAGTTACTGTTTTCATATATTATTAGCCTTCCCCAACGGACTTATTTTCATTTCCTGGTTGGGCACCTGGTTTCTTTTTTGTTATTTCTGGCTTCTTTTCTCCAGGTGTAGTTTCTTTATTTGGTTGTTGTCCTGGTAAAGTGGGCAGAGGTTCATCCAAACCATAGTCTTCCAAAATATTTTTCTCTTCTTTTCTATCACGAAGTTCAGAATAAATATTGTAACCATATGCTTCTGCATACGATGATCTAGAGAGGTTTCCAGTTTCATACAGCTTATTAAGACCCTCAAAGAATAGGCGTAAGCTCATTAGATTCATAGGCTTAAAGTTTATTCTTGGGAGATTTCCAATACTATCATTTCTATCTTTCACTTCTTGAAATACCTTTTCGGCTATAGGTAATAAGTTGTCTCTTAAAGCCTTCAATGTATTTAACGGAGATAGTGTAGCTATTTCTGGGTCGGACGAAAACGATCTTTCGTTCTCACCTGTAATTAATATTCTAGGAAATCCCAAAGCAATTATGATGTCTTTGTTGGCATCGAGATACTTTGTCTCATTCAGAAGTGCGTCTATCTCAGGAAAAATCCATTTTATATTAACCGTGTGGTTAGTGAACAGGGTGAAAACTCTTTCAACATCATCAGTACCCATGTTCTCTCTCCATCTAAATTTTGTTTCCAAATCATCCAGAAGTTCTTCCTGGTCTTGCGTAAGAGGATATTCGTCGTTACCTACAGCTACATGTAGGATGGCACTGATAACTCTTGCAGCAATAGAGTAATCCATTTTCTTCAGATTTCTCTTATGCTTCATAGTTTCTAGTGCCGGATACAAATAGGGGATAGGGTATTGACAATCACCTAGAGTTGTGGATTTAATAATCAATGGATTATCAAGTAAAATCTTAGTTTTACCTGCACGAATGTCTGAAACAAACTTCGGATATACCCTTAAAATACTTCTATATAATTCTTTATCCTCAGAACCATCGTCATACACACCCTCGGACACAATGAATGTTATGACCTCATTGGGTATAATCAAGAAGTAAGATTCCTTAGACGATATAAAGGGTTTCTTAATTTCAATACTAGCAGAATCTCTAATCCACATATCAGTTGGGTACATTAAAGATTCTAATCTTTGTATGCCTTTATCTCGAAGTTCTCTTTTTCCAAGCCTTGTTAATGTTATCTCAGGAACAACAAGTCCAGTAATAAGATATTCAAATGCAGCTTTTCTAAGGAACTTTATCAGGTCTTTAGAAATAGAATAAAATATACTTAGTTCTGTCTTCGATAACTTATCCTCGCCATCTACTATAAAATCATTTATCGCCAAGTCCACCATTTTATTAATAACAGTAAATGCCAGGGGTTCGTGTCTAAAATAAAATCTAAGGCTTTCAACAATTTCTTCATATGTAGAATGTTCATCTATTTGTAACTTATCTACACTTGTCGAACCCCAAATATCCTTACCATTGTAATAAGGGGTTGGCATAAAAAAGGACGCCGTTCCTGTACGAATTGTAGCTAATTTTTTATCATCCATCTAGTACTCCGTTAAAAAACCCATCTGCTAAATGCAAGAGGTTTTTGTGCTTTATTTGCTAATCTACCATCAATAAGTAATACATATGCCAATGTTGCACATAGCATAGCAGAGGTGTTGTGGTCATCCCCTCTTTTCCCGCCTTTTGGTGTAAGGGTTTTATATACAACATCTCCTGTAGGTGTTTTTGTATATGTCATTCTTTCTAATTCTGTTATTAATTCTGTATCTGTGTAACTGTACACAATCTTATGAGAATTAGAATACTCCTGTAACAAGGTAACGCTATAGGGTTTGGTTTTTACTTTTAACTCTTCCCCGTCCACATTCTGACCCAAACTAAGCCAAGAGCCGAACTGCACGGGTATAAGTCTTCTTTTAAAATCTTTGTGAATAAACTTCTCGTCTTCAGTAAGATGTTGGAATAAACCACGCTCATTACCAATATCAATACCTAAGATTTGGGGTCTATTAAACTTTGTATCTATATAATCAATTATCTTTTCTTGTGACGGATAATCTACTTTATAGAGGTTTATACGTGCATGTTCTTTAATTATACCATTTTTCTCGTATAATATCATGATTGATGTTGGTTCTGTATAACCAAGGTCAATTCCAACAATCACTAGGTCGTGGTCTGGAAGAGGGGGTATAGTAGAAAGCCTGCTAAATATCTCATTTAGATTCAAGTCTATACCGGACATTGTAAGTTTAAATGTGGCATAAGACTCTATTTGCATTAGTTTTCTATCGAACACAGCAAATGTGGGAGAACCGTGTTGACCAAGAACCATATGGATATAGTCATCACCATCAATACTTCCGTACTGCTGTAAGTTTCTTTCTTCATCCTCATCCGTATATCTTGGATTATCATGACAAGATGTTCTATGATGAGAGTAGCTATCTCCAACTTGATCTACATAATACAGCACATTCTCTTCTCTTAGACCCGTTGGTACACCTGCTACCCAAAGTTTATAACCATTCTGCCATGTATTTAAGACCGGCTGTAGTTCAATCCAAGTCCCCCAAGGATAGTATCCACCTTCATCAGCGATAATGATAGGTGTGTGGTGTCCAATAACATTTGCACCCGTACCAGATTGACCTGCAATTCTACAAACTACTTGGGATGAATTCAAAAGGGTTATTGTATAATTAGAAGAATTTATCCCCCTTTTTGGTTCTATAAAATTCTTTAGAAGTGTATTCCCTCTCAAGTACTTCATAAGGTTAGAAAACACGGGTTCCAAGTGTACCTTACTTGGAACTGTGTACATTATATATTCATTTGGAAATACATTATTACAGAGCAACCAGAGAATATAATCTGTCAAAGATACTGTTTTACCAACGGCTCTACCACAGCAGAGTGACACATAATTGTTGAAATCACAAAGATACTCTCTTTGATATACAGCATATTCAAATGCCTCTGCGTTCTTTGGTAAGTCCATATTTCTGTAGAACTCTCCAAAGAGTGCTGGATGTCTTAATACTTCATACAGACACCATTCCTCATCAGTTATTTTTTCTGCTAAACTCATTCAAATTTCCTTTAAGCATTGTATGGTGTCCTGTACTTTTCTTCTCCAGGTTGCCCACCCCATTTACGAATATAATTAGCTCTAGCTAGATCAAACTTTACATGGTGTTCTTGAATAAAGTTACTAGGCATAGAGTTTACAGTAGCACTACCTATATGTATTCCCTCCGCACCCTTTACTTGGTCTATATCGTATCCAAGTAATCTCATTCTCCAGTGGTAGTCATTATCTTCAAAGTAAGCATATCTAGGGGAGATGGTCTCATCAAACTGTCCAACTTCATTGTAGATATTTAACGGCATCATATAACAAGAGAATATTTGTATGCCAGATAAACCTAATATTAGTCTATCTGTATATGCGTCTGTAAGAACCTCAAGTGTATTTTCCTTGAACATAATGTCATCATTACAGATTATAGGTGTAGCATCAAGACTTCTAGAATATTGTGCAAGAACATTCCAACTTGCAGCTACGCCTAGATTAAATGATGGTACAAATACAACGTAAGGAATGTCAAGTGTTTTAATAAATGTATCTTCGAACTTCTTACCGTTGTCTACAATCAGAATATGATCTGGTTTTCTTGTACTAAACATCACACTAAGCAAAAGCTTGTGGAGCAAGTCATAGCGAGCTAAGGTTGGAACACATATACTGAATTTCATTTTATTATCCTTTCCTCATTAAGAGCGTAGCGAATGTACACCCATTGACCTTTGGGTCAAATTCTTTATAGTTTGGAGTACCTCCGAAGACGGAGAACCCTTCTTTTTCCATTACATTAATAATGTGCTTGATTGAATCTGAGTTGTAAGTTCTTATATGACCATTAACAATCATATTACCAGATGGGTGAAAGTCGAATGATAGCATTAAGTATCCGCCGTCTTTTACGTTCTTACCCATCTTCTGTATAAACTCTATATCATTAGGGACGTGTTCTATAACACTTAAGGAACATACCATATCGTAAGTCTCTGTACCAGTATAAGCCATGAAATCTTGCTGAATAAATTTAAGGTTCTTGGTGATACTATCCCCCTGTTGCTTAATCCATGCACCAACGTCACCAGGGTCTATTGTTGTAACATCCACACCTATCCATGCCATAGCAGGGGCGAAGATACTTCCACCACCACCCACATCCAGAACACTTAGGGATTTGGTAATATCAACGGCTTTATATGCCATACCATATTCCCACTTTCGATGCTCATGCTCGAATCTTCCAATATTATGTACTACATCAGCTATGTTCATAATATGTTGGCAATAGCCACTTAATTGATTATAGTCTTCTGGAATAACCATTGTTTTAGACAAAGTATTTAATTGATTCATATCTAAAAAGTTCCTTATAATTGAGTAATCATATCTATTCATATAGTATGTATAGCCGTACTGCGTAAGATGTCTCCCGTCCAATCCTCCTAACCTACTTAATACAACTTTCGGTATAGGGAATGCATCTGCTATAACAAACATAGCGGATATTCCGACGAAACCTCTAGACTTCTTTATCCAAGTTGCAGATTCAAGAAAATCTAATCCGGTCATATCCAAACCAAAACCAGGGTACTCATGTCTAGCACCAAGACATACTACAGGCACTGGGCATCTAGAGAAGAAGTCCTTATAGTGTGGTAGAAAATCTACATCCCCTCTTGGATTAATGACTATATAGGGTTCGTCTAAAGTAGGGAAGTCTGGGACATCTAGTGTTATTTGCGAATGTGGTAGACTATACAAATCACACATATAGTCTGGTAGAGGATTTCCAGGTGGTTGTCTGAAACCAAGATGGTAAGTATTCTTATATCCTGATGGAACTGGAACCATCCAAGGTTGAACTCCAGCACCCATGTTTTGAATCCTGTGTTCTGGGGATACCTGAAAAGAATCTATATAAGGTTGATACTCAAATAGATTCTTTAATCCAGAGCAATATTGGCTTGTATAAAAATCTGCCTTGCATCCGTTTATCTCACAAAGTGCTTTTGCCGCTGGTAAACAATAGAGCATATCTCCGTATTTACCTGGGTGTGTTATTGCTATTTTATCTACCGACATTCTCGTATGTTTTTATCGTAGATGGATTTGCTGATTCACCAAAACGCATATCAATAGCGTTTATCAAAGCATTACGTCTAACATTAAGTATTTGAACTTTCTCTGCCGCACGCGCTCTTTCTGAATCCGTCGGTGCCTCTACCATTGTATCCTGTAAGTGCCACAACTTTTGACTTACAGTTATAAGCTCATCAATTAGAAATCCTGTTGATTTTTCCGTTACGTTTAACATGTTTTTAATATTTCCTTTACAGCATTAGCAATATAGATTTGTTCAGAATTTTTTATCCCATAAAACGAAGGCAAAGATACTACGTGTTCTGATAATATATCAGCCACAGGATTGCTTGCAGTCGATAAATAAGGCAAGAATGTTGAAGATACAAAACCAGGGCGTGCCTCTATACTGTATGTATTTTTAAGAATGGTTACAAATTCTCTAGACTTCATTGTAGTCATGAATGCGAATACCCATATTACAGGCTCTACATTATTTTCTATCTTTTGAGGTACTATTAAATCTGTAGATTCAAATAACTCAGAATAGAATCTATATATTGAGTATTTTTTTGAAACTATATCACTTATTCTATCTAGTTGCGAACATCCCAGGGATGCTAGTATATTTGATAATCTAAAATTCATTCCAGGAAGTACGTGTGTATAAGTACCTCGTTCTTGTAGTCCGTGGCTATGAATAAGTTTAGCTCTACTATAGATTTCAGGATTATTTGTGGTAATTGCACCACCCTCGCCTGTTGTAATTGTTTTAGTTGCATGGAAACTGTAAATAGATATGTCCCCATAACTACCGCAAGGCTGTCCATCAATGTACGACATAAATGCTTCTGCACAATCTTCAATGTAAAATATGTTATTTTTCTTACATATATTACTTAAAGATTTTGAACACACATTACCATAGGTATGAATACCTACAACTGCTTTTGTTTTGGGAGTTATTTTTCTCTCAACGTCTTGTGTTGATAAGAGCCAAGTCTCCATATAGACATCGGCAAAAACTGGTATAAGACCGAAATTAATAGCCACATTCGTCGCCGCCATAAACCCAAAGGCAGGAAGTATAACTTCATCTCCAGGCTTTAATCCCAGGGACAAGTATGCAAGTTCGATTGCGGCTGTTCCATTTGTTGTTGCAACACAAAAAGAACTCTTGGTTAGTTCAGAGATTTTAGATTCAAATTCTTGAACAAAATCTCCACCAGAAATCCAGCCACTCTTTATAGCGGTAGTTATATACAGCTCGTCTGCCTTAGTTATAAACGGTGTAGAATATGGTATTAATTTCATAGCTCTTTAAACCCTTCCATGTATTCATCCATTGGTTCCGCCAGTACAAAGCCAAGCTTCTTGTACATATTTATAGCGGTATTATTTTTAGCGTGAACGCGGAGTCTTATCTTTGTACAACCACGTAACTTGGCTATTATAAATAAGTATTCCATTAAAAACTTACCAAGCCCCTTACCTCGATGATCTTTATCAAGAGCTATCCCAAGACTCGGTACTGCAAAGCCTTCATCCCAACCACGTAAGATGCCATAACCTATTATGTCTTCCGTAGCTGTATCTTTTATAACACAATAAAAATCTTGTGTATTCTTACACATGATATATAACATATAATCAAGTGTAAATGGGTGAGGATAAAAGTGCTCTTCCTTTAATTGACCATTTACAGAAAAAAACTTTAATAAGGGCGTTACTGTTGCAGGTGTCAATGGTTCTACGGAAAAGTCTGTCTTCATATTAACCTACTTTGTATGATACCATCTTCTTTATAGTAAATCTTTGGTTCAGGCAATGGTACAAACAGCTCTCCACCAGTATTTAGATATTCATCGAGAATATTTATAAAGTTATCAATAAAGTGCCAGGGCAGTACAAAGAATACATCTGGCTCTTCACTCAAAGCTATATTTTCTGGTATGATTGGGATTAAAGTACCAACAGTAAATTTTCCGAATTTATCTACATTCACATCAGCTATCTTAGATACTAGGTGTGTATTTATCTCATAGTACTGCAACAGAGTATTTCCTTTTGTACTAGCGCCTAATCCGTAGACTAGTTTTCCTTTTCTTCGCATAGTTTCTAGCTCTTTCACAGTAGCTTCTTTGAAAGTTTCTAATTTTTCTATAAATCTTATTACGGGATTATTTGATAAGTAATCAATTTCTTCTTTTAGAAAGTCAAAAACATTCTTTTCAATCCTATACATAGTAGGATAAGATACAAAGATTCTAAGACTTCCGCCGTTTACATCATTGTAAGATACCTTGAAAACAGATAAACCAAAAGTAGCTAAATAATCCACAAGATAGTTCAATGTATAATACTCTAAATGCTCATGACATATATTGTCAAAGGCATTTATTTTCAACATGGATGTAAAATCAGTCAGCTGAATAATCCAGATACCATCTTTTGCCAGTATGGATTTTACATCATGTACAAATTTATTTGGGTTTTGAAGGTCATAAAACATCGCTATAGATGTCACAACTTTCGCCGGTTTTGCTATAAATTCAGAGTACCCTGCAAGAGAAAAATAATCGTTGATAAAGACATCACATACTTTGTCTGCTTTTTCTTTTAGATTATTAGCTGGATCAAACCCAACTTTAATCACTCTGCTAGGAAACATATTTAGCATTGTGCCATCATTACAACCTATATCAACCACAATGTCATCATCCTTAAGTTCAGTTGTTAATATTATATCAGCAACTATATTTCTTAGGGAATCTTTCATGGATGAGTTTATACCCGACTGATAATAGTAGTCTCTATACATAGAATCTAAATCTACTGTGTGTAGAAGTTGAACTAGGCCACACACAGAACATACGGATAAAGTGAGCGGGGCAGCTTCACAAGGCGTGTTAGATCGAACAAATGCCGATGGATATATATCACCCAAATTTAAAAATTCAACCAAATCTCCACTACAAATCCTACAATGTTTTTCCTTTGTAACTTTCATGGTATAACTACGTCCTCTATATTCTTATTATCTTTTTCATACAGTCCTGCTAAGTTAACAGATGTCTTTGCACCACAACGATTACAAACTAAGTGTAAAGTATTTTCTTGCTCATCTGTGTAAAGTAACCACACTGTAGATAATAGTAATTTACATTCTTCACAAAATATATATAAGTGTTTTTGTTTATAGAACTCTAAAGCTTTCTTTCCTAAATCATTCCATCTATTTATTACAGATGTTTCTTTACTTCTATTTCTTACTTTTTTAGTTATCTGTAAATCATTAGAGATAGTAGAAATGTCAGCACGCAATGAAGACATGATTCTATTTACTTTCTCTAACCTCATCACTGTTGAATCAGTCACAGTATCTCTGAGAGACATTGCGACGTGTTCCAAATCTTCCAATTGAATTGTTGCCAAAATTAACGACCTGAGTTGCATCAGGTCATTGGCTTTCATGTCGTCAAGATCATAGTCGTTCTTAATCTTATTCAACTCTTCTTGAAATCTTTTATCAAGCTCTTCGTTCATTACCGCATCGTCTATTTCTTCTTCGGTAAAGTTTGTTTCAAACATGTTATCAAAGTCATTGTCAGACATATCTTTATATTGATTAAGATTTCTTAGCCTAGCCTTACTTGGTGTAAATGCCCTTTTTGATGTTGTCATAAATCACAGCTGCTCCATCCGCATGAGTAGCAAGTTTTGCATCTTCCAGATTGAATTATAGGAGAACCACAAACTGGACAGAATCCTCGTGGTTTTTCGTCTGGTTCTAAAACGGTAAGATTATTGGCAAAACTCTGCATATTTTCTTGTTTTTCTTCAGTATTCATTACTATTCTCCTAATTATAACACAAAATGTTTGGAATTCTATTTTCCAGCACGTACATATCTAAAAAGCGTTTTGCTTAACCTTTCCGTTATAAGTCCTCTATTTCCTGTAGCTATGAAGTTTATAAGTCTATTCAAGTCCTCCCGAAGGATTGGTACAAATACCACATCATGTTGGTTCTCACATTCCCTTGCTAACTCTGGACTTTTGAAGTACTGACCACAATAAAAACAAACGTTACCCTTCTTCAATGCTGGCATCGTTATCACCCTTTACAAAAAGATTGAAATGGTGTATAATATCTTCCAAGGTAGTGATAGTCTCACTGATGATCTCTTGCTCTTTGAGCATGTCGGGGGCTTTACTACCTGAAATAATAGATAAAATACTTTTATTACGTTGTAGTTCGTTTGTCAAATAGGTGTAAAATAAGTCTTGTCCACTCATATAGTTCTCCTTGTTATGTGCAGTAATTATACCATAGTACTCTTATTTTGTCAATGCACTGTGAAACAACAAAATAATCTCTCATCAAGCTCTCATCTTTCTACCCTTGACAGAATCGACTTTTTCGATTATAATATTACAACTCACCCCCTGAAAGGGAAAGGATATATAATATGTTAGTTACAAAAATAGAGGAAGTTCTACCAGTATTCATGAATAAAGAACTAAGTGTTGTAGGGATAGACACTGAAACGACTGGCTTTGATTCTCATTCTGATATATTAATTTTGATTCAAATTGCCACTAAAGATGATGTATATGTCTTTGATGTCAATAATACTGATAAGAGGATGATGAAGTACGTTCTCGATCTTATAGATGCTCGTAATATAGAGGTAGTAGCTCACAATGCAAAGTTTGACCTTAAGTTTATTTATGCTAATTATGGTGTTATGTTTAAGAATGTATTCGATACTATGCTTGCAGAGGCAATCTCCTTCGCTGGTATTGGTGAGAAGTACATATCGTTAGACGATCTGTGTAGGAAGTATCTTAGATTAAAATTAGATAAGAGTACACGAAATTCTTTCCTTTCCTATTCTGTGGGTGCTGAAATTACTGACGAACAACTTAAGTATAGTGAGATGGATGCTAGGGTTCTTATTCCCTTGCGAGATAAGCTCATCCCTGTTATCCAAGAAAAGGGTCAGAGTAAAATCTGGGAACTAGAAAAGAAGGTTATTCCTGTGGTTGCTTCTATGGAATATTATGGCATTCACCTAGATACTAACCAGTGGAAAGCTCTCGCTGAAACCGCTAAAGAAACCACTATAGAGCTTGAAAAGAAGTTACACATCTATCTTTTTGATAACTTTGATGTTATCTTTGGTAAGCATGAGAATGCTTATGATACATTGGAAGCTATTGGGTTCCCTGCTAAGAATCTAAAGGTAGCAGAAAAGAAAAGTCTGAAAGATACTGTAGTACGCACTGAGATTGTTTCTAAAGTTATTTCTTTAGTTAATCTTGGTAGTCATGTACAGTTAAAAAAGATTATCAAAAACTTGGGTTATGAAATAGAGACTACTAATGCACATGAGTTAGACAAGATTAGAAATGCTTGTGAGTTCATTGACATTGTTCTTACTTTCAAGGAACAGAAGAAAAGACGAGATGCCTTTGGTGATAAGTTTCTTTCTCATGTTAATTTTATAACAAATGCTGTCCACTCTGACTTTAATCAGTTGGGGACTACAACTGGTAGGTTTAGCTCAGAAGACCCAAATCTACAGAACATTATCTCGGACGAGAGCTATAGAAGACCATTCGTAGCTCGACCAGGGTATAAACTTGCTACTACTGACTATTCTAATATTGAACTAAGAATTATTGGAGAGGCCAGTAGAGAGCCTAAGTTCATCGATGCTTTCAAACACAATGAGGACTTGCATAGAAGAACTGCGGCTGTTCTGTTCGATGTTCCTTATGATGATGTAACACACGAACAGCGTAAGATGGCTAAGAGCTTGAACTTTGCAGTAATCTATGGAACTACTGCTAAGGGATTGTCATACAATTTTAATATTCCCCTAGCTAAAGCACAAGAGTTCTTACGAACTTACTTTGAAAGATTTAATGTTCTTGCCCACTTTATCGCTGTGTTTTCAGAGAAGTGTATGTCTCTAGGTTATACTGTAACTATGGGAGGAAGAAAGAGATTTCTTTCATTCTCAACAATCCTTGATTCACAGGAGATGTTCTCGGAGATAGCTACGGCTAAAAGACAGGCAGTGAATACACTTCCTCAAGGTACATCTGCCGATATGATAAAAACTGCTCTCTGTAAACTCTACTACAATAATCCCTTTGGTGTTGAGAATTTTAGACCAATTCTTACCGTCCATGATGAAATAGTAGTTGAGTTTAAGGAGGAAATTGAGGAAGAAGCTGTTAAGTTTATCAACCTTTGTATGAAAGAAGCTGGAGAAACCTTTTTAAAAATTGTGCCAGAAAGTCACACACTAACTACATCTTATTTTTGGAGTAAATAATGGATAGCAAAAAATTAATAAAGGAATTATCTACAAAGTATGGTCAGTCTGTATTGTTAAGAGAATATCTACAACACCCAGCAATACCTACTGGTTCTCTAGCTATAGATGTGTCATCGGGTATTGGTGGTATTCCTGTAGGAAGATATACTGAAATCTATGGTGCTGAAGCCAGTGGAAAGACAAGTCTTGCTCTTAGTGTTGTGAAGCAAGCTATACAGATAGGTATTAGCTGTGTTTATGTTGATGTCGAGGGAAGTCTTAATATCAATCTAGTTAACCAAGTCCTTGGTGAATATGACCATAATAAACTAGTTATGGTACAACCTAATAGTGCTGAGGATGCCTTCGAGATTGCTGATGCTGGAATTGAAGCTGGTTCTGGTTTGATTATCTTTGATTCCATTGCGGCTATCTCTCCTGAGAGTGAGTTAAAGGAGGAGGATTACGGAAAGTTACAGATTGGTTTAGCTACAAGGCTTACTGGACAATTCTTACGAAAGACACACTTTAATATTCTGGATAAGGAAGTTGCATTTGTTATAATCAATCAAGTAAGAGCCAACATTGGTGCTTATCACGGTGGCTATGTAACTCCCGTTGGTTATGCACTAAAGCACTACACATCTTTTAGATTGTTCCTTAGCAAAGGGCAAGATATTGAGGATGGTGACGAACGTGTTGGAAACTATGTAAACTTTGTTGTAAAGAAGAATAAGATGGCTGTTCCCTTTAGACAGGCGGAGACTAATGTTATCTATGGTAAGGGTATTGATTTCTATAGAGATGTACTCAAGTTTGGCAGTATGCTTGGCGTTGTAAAAAGTCGTGGTTCATATTTTGTTGTTGATGATGAAACCATTGGACAGGGTACAAACAAAGCTATTGAGACACTAATCGGCAATAAAGACCTTCTTGACAAAATCATAGAATCGTGCTATAATACAGCTAAGGTAACATATCCTCCTTTAAGACCGACAGTAGGAGAAGACGATGATTAAGGAAGCTACACAACGTATTAGAACGGATAGGCGTTATACTCTAGGCGAGTATAAACACATGACCCTTGAGGATGAAATCACCATCAATTCGTCAGATAATGTTTTTGATGCTGAGTTTAATGCTAGGGTAAGACTTTTACAGTTGGTAACATTTGAGATTGTTTACAGAAAGTATGCCCTGCTTATCTCAAAGTTTCCACATTCTATGGATTTAGAACATGCTGTAGAAGCACTTGAGGAGATTAGAGAAGAAGAATTGTTAAAACTTAAAGCCATCACAAATGGTAAATCACAAGATATTAATTTAGATACA